CACAAGGATTGGGGTTCCGAAGCATCGTGTATTGAGAATAAAATGCGATGAGATTTTAAGGGATAAGATTGAGGGAACCAACTGTTTTGTGTATAGTGCAGTGAAACCTTTAGTGATAGAGTATGTTAAGGAACGGAATGATGTTCCTGATTCGATTCATGTGTTGGATCGGCTTGCTGAACTTAGCTTACCCAGAGTAAAGAGGGATTTGTCTGTTGAGAAGTTTGTGAGGCGGAGAGGTGATTCGTGGTGTGTTCTGGATGGTGAGGGTAAACCGATAAAGTGTTATTCGATTCGGGAGTTTGGAGAGGAAGGGGCGAAGGAAAAGGCGAATCATCTTCACAGAGCTATCATGGCAAGCAAAGCGAGAAGAGGCAAAATCAAGAAAGTCGAGGAATTAACTCCAGAGTTGTATCGTGAATTAGCGAAGGAAGGCGAACCGCTACCAGAAAAATACTACAAGTTCCATCCAGACTGCAAACCTTGTCGATGGGTATTGCAGAAACATGAGCCTGGAAGAAAAGTTGAAGCTGGACCTGAAAAACCTTTGATTGAAGAAGAAGTTCGGAAAGACATTTTGGAATCCGAGTTGTTCCAGAATCTTGTTTCAAAAAGTTTAACGGAATATGCCATAAACGGGGATATTATATTAAAATTCCGAGACCATCTCGATTTGCGAGTTCAAATAGGAAAGAACAAAGCGGTTGGATGGGCTCTTCACCCTCCGCAAAATGTTCCTAGTGGGGTTGTCGGAGAATTCATTCGTAGATTGAAGAGTCATAAGCAAACACAGTCGGCAGCAAAGTTATTGATGGAAGGGAAGGCTTTGAATTGGCTTGATGTTGGAAAGAAGGGACGGGTTGAGATTCCCGCCGGGAAGCCGGGTGCGAGTCGTGTTAGAACAGCATATATTGAAGCTATTGATTGGGGAACTGTGAAGTTTGGCGTGATGCGGAAGGACTTGAAAGAATTTTTCTTTAAGTCGGAAAAAGGAATTTTGGAGGGGAGGTTCATAGCGAGAGTTTTGAAGGTTGGAGATAAACTGAATTGGTATTTATGGAAGCCCCGTTCACAGCTTCCTATGAATCCAGTCGAGCATAAAGATGAAGGTTATCCTTATGTGATTTTGAATGAGGATTTGACCGAGGACATTTTAGAAAAAGATTAGAGATTATAGATTACGAGATGGTTTTGTAAGAAGCGGTTTAGAATTTTCTTTACATACCATTTGCATTGTCTTGGATAGTTGCGAATGAAATTTCCAGATAATCGATGAATCTCTACATTGCAGAGTTGCCTTAATCGTCTATCTCTTTTTCTGTCTTTCTCTTTTCCTCTCCACCAATTATTTGTTGTATGCCAGATTTCTTCGTCGCATTCAAAGTCGATTCCATAAATGTTTTCTTTCGGGTTTGACCAGACGAGGAAATCTGCGGTTGCCTTTGATTCTGGGTGGATTTGTGCGTCGTGTTGCCAGTCGATTTCTTCAGTTAATCCCAAATCCTCAAGTATCTTTTTGAATAGTTTTTCGAGAGAGGAATAGTAGTTTACATCTTTGTCGTTATGCTTCCGAACCGCCCCAAGAACGAAAATTTTAAAGTTTTCGCTTGGTGTGCGTTTTCGGATTCCGTATTCGTCCATTTTCTTTGATACGTTTTTGATGCCTGTTTTTTGTTCAATTTGTTTTATCGAATAGTTCTTCTTCCAATATAGTTCTTCAATTAGTGCTTTTTCCTTCATATTTAAAGACAAATTTCCATAACCTCTCTTTAACTTTTTCAGATTTTTCTATTGCTTCATCCATATATTCCCAGCCATGTATGGCTAAATACCATTTGATATCTTTGACTAACTGTTCTAATTCTTTTTGTGAAATCCAAATCCATTTAGTGTTTGAGGACGATTTTTCATTCATCGCCAAACCACTTCTTAAACCATTCATTAAAATCCCATACTGGGTCCATATCATGAGATGGTTTAATCTTCGGAAATTCTGATTCCGCTTCTTCGATAATCCCTTCGATGTCCATGATAGCTTCTAAGATTTTATTTCGAACCAAAGCTCTAAAAGCTGATGGATAGTTTTCAACCCATTTTTCCCATATATTTTTGGTTTTTTCGATTCTTTTTTTGAATTCTCCTTTTAGCATTCCAGAATCACCTCTGCGAATTCTCCATCCAAAGTTTTCTGCATCAACCTTAACATTTCTTCATCTTCTTCATATCCACAGCAGTCGCATATCCATTTCTTTTTTTGAATGTCGAGGTGCATTCCGCCGAGTGTTTGGCAAGCTGGACAGTCCTTCCAGAATACGGTTCTGTCTTTTTTCATCCATCGCCATTTAGCCATTTTATTCATCCTCGAAAATTAACCCTATTTGTTCGTCTGTAAATTCGATGACAGGCGGATCATAGAATAGTGCTAAAAGCGAAAAGGATGTGAACTTGTATTTCTCTTTTAGAATCTTTTTTGCTTCTCGAAATTCTTTACTGCCGGCTTCTGAATTAATTAGTTTTAGACACCATTCTTTAACTTCTTTTTTTATTCTTGCCAATTCAATTTCACCTCTCTCTTTGCGTAAATGTTTACGTCTTTTCCTCTTTATAAGATTTTCGATTAAACACGAAAACATTTATATGAACAGCATCCAATTAGTATATACTAGAATAGTCATGTCTCAACAAATCCTTCAAGATTCAGAAGTTTGGCGAAGCTCAATTGTTCAGAATCTTCTCAATAAAGTTAATGTTCCAAGTTTAGTTATCAAGTTTGATATTGGTTTTCCTTTTGAGAAGGTTTCAGAAGAGAAACGAATCATAGCTGGATATGCAAGTATTGAACAGATTGACAAGCAAAACGAGATTATTCCGATTGAGGTTTTGAAAGACGCTTGGGAAAGATGCTATGAGGACGGCAAGATTCGGCTTCATCTTATGCATACGAATATTCCAGTCGGCGAGATAATCGATGAATATGAAGATTCTGAAGGCGTGGTGCATAAGACTGGAGTGGATGATACTGGACTTTATATTGTTTGTCAGATTTGGGATAATACGAATAAAGCGAATGAAGCTTGGGATTTAATAAAGAGAGGAGTTTTAAGAGGATTCAGCATTGGTGGAGAAGCTCTTTCAAAAAGCACGGTTTGTAATGGTTCATGTTTTAATCGGATTGACAAGATGGATCTGCATGAAATAAGTCTCGTGGATAATCCTGCGAATCCCGATGCTACTTTTAGAATTTTAAAGAGGGATGAGTTGCAGAAGCGGGTTGAATGGCTTGAAAAATTCAAGGATATGATAATCTTTAAAGACTTCATTAACCTTGTAGGAAGCACCGCCGAAAAGGGTGAGGGGCATGATGTTGATTGTCAAGTGCGACTGCCAAGTGATTTAACAGTTAAATGCCCACACTGTTTAAGACTCTTCAAAGTTGAGCATCCCTTGAAACGGCACATTCACACTCGTTTCTACAAGATGTTTCAAGACGATATTGAAAAAGGCAATCTTCACATCTTCACTGGAGATCCTGAAGGCCCACATGATGTTTATTATCCCTTGTATGATTTGGCTCTTGTAAGAAGCTATCCAGTGAAGAGGGTGGAGATGAATTTTGAAGAGGAAAGACGAGTTTTTAAGGGTTCACGGTTACCATGCGGAGCTGTTCAGAGCGAGGATGCTGTAATTGCAGACCGAGGAGGTTGGGATTCGGCTCTCGGTCAAAGCGAAAATGCGGAATCCCGAATCAAAGTAAAGGTGAAGCTACATGGGTAAGACAATAAAGAAAGAGGGAACGATAGAGATTACATTGCCAGACGAAGTAGAAAAGCAAACTGAACCTGCTACGCTTGACGAAATTAAAGCTCAGAATGCTCAGCTAATCGATTTGATGAAGCGGTTGGTTGAGTCTTTGGAGAAAGCGAAGGAGAAGGAGAAATATCCTGCTCCGAAAGAAGAGGAAAAATCCGAGGAAACCGAGAAGGCGAAGAAACCAGAGAAGTATCCCTACAAAGAAGAGAAAGCCAAGAAACCTGAAAAGTATCCTTATAAAGAGGAGAAATCGGATGAGGCTGAAATCGACTGGGATGCTGTTGACTTGGACGCTTTTGAAACGGAGAAGGGCAAGCTTCCGAAAGGACTTCGAGAATGGATAGAGGCTCATCGGAAGAAGAAAGAAGAATCTTCGGAAGATGAAACTGAAAAGGCTGGGAAACCTCGCAGAATGGGGAAGCCTAAAACTGAAGAGGAAAGAAGAAGAACGCATCAAGCTCGTTATGGAACTTCAGAGCTTCCTCCAAGAGGAACTGGTTTAAGCGAGTCTCAGAAGCCTGAAAAATATCCATATAAGGAGGAGAAATCGGAGGAGCTTGTCCAGACCTTCGACGACATGATTCAGAGAGCCATAGACCAAGCAATCGCCAAACGATTAGGTGAGCAACCAGTGAAAAAGCGTAGTGTGGTTCCTGAACAACCGAAAACCTTTGAATCTCCACTCGACATTCCACACGATGTCTTTGCGAAAGCCGATGTAGAATCCATTCTCCGAATGGGAGGATGGAAGCTTCCAAAAAGAGGTGAACTATAATGGACAAGAACGAGTTAGTCTATAAGGCACTTGGAGTAGAAGGAGCATACGCAAACAGCAACTTCTATGATCCAACACAGAGAGCTATGGCTGCACTTCAGAAGCTTGGAGCAATCTATAAGGGCGGGATAATTCGGGAAATCGAACTTGACACTGGACTCCGCAACCTTCTTGAACTTGAAAAGAAGGTTTATGGAGAACAGTTCTTCCGAACAAACCGCCTCATCCAGAAAATAGACCAAGAAGTTACAACTGGCTACGGTGCGAATTGGGCTGCTCGTGGATGGCTCGAAGTTACTTATGGAAGAAAAGCATGGACATGCCTCAATTACGAGGCGAATGTCTTTGCTATGCTTCCTAAAGAAGCTTGGGGCACCACGGGCTACCGCATCGAGGTCAGCGAGGCAGGTGATTATGCATCTGGCGGTGTCAAAGAGAAAGGACAATTGCCTGATACGGTGAAGCCGAGTTGGGAAGAAATTCGTTGTCGTCCAAAGACTGTGATGCACGGTTTCGACTTGAGCGAAATCGCTGAGTTCATCAGTCATGTGGATGATGCTCTGGATATTCTTCCTGAACTTCGGGAGTCCCTTGGCAAGGCTCATAGACACCACATAAACGAGATGCTTACCTGCAATGTAACGAATACGGTTCCAGCGCAGACTGGATTCGAGTCTATCGATAGGGTTGTTTCAAGCAATTCTGAAGTAACCAACTGTGGAGACGTGGATGCTGGAGACGCAGACATCTGCAACATCGACAGGGACACGGCGAATTCATGCTTCGACGCAGTGGTTGATCACAACAGCAATGTGGATCGGGATTTGACGCTTGCTCTCATAGATGGTGTTCTTCAGCAAGTATGGAGTAACGGTGGGCAAACTGATGTCATAATCACGGGTTATGACACATTGTTCCACTGGAGCCAGCTGCTGGAGGCGGAGAGAAGATACCTTGAAGTCGCCAAGGTTGTTCCAGCATTCGGCGGAGTCAGAGGACCCGCTGCTGGAGTTGAAGGCGGATTCTTGGTATCGACTTACATGGGCATCCCGATTCTACCTTCGCAAGACGTTGTGCAAGACACCATCAGCAGAATATACTTCTTGGACACCAAAGATCCAGATCAGCCAGGGAATGTCTTGGCTTTCGCCGTTGTGAAGCCAACTCAATACTTTGAGACTGGTTTCGATGAGGATATGATTCTCATGAATCAGTTGGGTATTGAGGGTTGGTATAAGACGATCGGCGAGCTGAGATGCAGAGTGTTCAATCGGCAGGCGAAACTAAGAGACTTGAGGTGATAGATTGTAATGCCGTCTGATTTAACGAGTAAAATTAGCGGTTGGGGCAACGGTGTCATATTCGGGCAAATCTATCATACACCATACAGCAAACTGATGTTCCGTTTAAGCGGAATCAGTAATGGCGATTATGTAGATTTGTCCGATTACTTCCAAGAAGTCTACTCGGTGCATGCGACTCCAAACAGTGATGCCAATAATACAGCGGATACTTTGAGCGTTACTATTTCAGGAACCTACCCGAATAATACGGGAACAGTTGTCATCTTTAATGATCCTCTTGCAGGCGTAATTTATGACTTTGAAGTAATAGGACACAAAGCGGAATGCGGCGACGCTTTCGAGTAGGGGAGGCGATAGTCAATGACGATCTATTCGACAGTTACTGATGTAGGTTCTATGGGGGACCGCAAGTATGCCTATGGAACCTATCGGCAGTCTGGAGTTGGAATGACAGGACACATTCTCGTTCCGTTAGGACGAGTGGATGTCATTCAACTTCAAGACATCGGAGCAAATTGTAGCGGAGTAACTACTATTGCGGCTGGAACAACTTTCCCGTATAGTTCGGGAACAACGACTACTCAGATGACTCGGAACAATATTCCAATTGTTGCTTGTGTGTCTGGCATTCAGGGAATCTGGTTTGCAGTTGGCAAGCGAGGATAGTTCTTTTTAGTTTCCCCCTTCTTTTTTGGGGTTTTGAAGAAATGTTGGAAAGTGGGTTGCGGTGAAACGTGGAAGGTTAGATGAGATTCGTAAGCGTTTAAGTAGTGAGGAGAATCCTTTTAGCGAGAATCCTGATTATGATTTGGCGATGTTGTGGAATAAGATTCATGAGGTTGAGATTTTGGTTGTTGAGAACGCTTCTGATATTAAATGGATTAAGAAGTTTCTGGTTCCAGAAGTGATTTTTAGTATCGGAAGCTTTTTAACTTTCATTGGGATATTATTAAGTTTGATAGGGTGAGTATGGATTTGGTTACGACAATCC